AATTATCGGTACCTATTTAGAGGATTTGTCGCTTGAACAGATTGAGGACGAGCGAGATACGCCAGCACTGAATGGTAAAATTGCCAACGTTCTATCTGACAGCTCGACTACGACCACTGTCGTAAATGACAAAAACTATAAGCTAATGGGCGACCACAAGAGCTTTAAGGTCCACACGTTCCACACTCAGTCGCCAACGAAAATCAATGGCAACCTCCACTATATTTTCAACACCAACCAGATTCCAAACTTCTCATCAAAAGATAATGGAGTGCGCCGTCGCACGCTATTGATTAAGTTCGTTCGTACATTCCCCGTTAATGAGATGTTTTACGAGCGCACCTTTACGAAGGTATTTCTATCTGACCTCCTGGGTGCCATTCTGACATCTGCTAAAGATATGAAAAAGCGTGGCTATCGATATGATTGGTCCGAAACGACATTGGCCGCTAAAGCAGAATATGACGATGAAGCCAACTCAGCCGAGACGTATATCCGTGAAATCTTGCGCCAGGGTATTATTCGATTCGACAGCCACAAAAACCTTGAGGACGATTACGAGTGGTGGTGCAAGGAAAACGGCTACTATAAATTGCCACAAAAAACACTGGTCAACGCCACGAAAAATGCTGGATATATTCGTCAGTCATTCCGGCTTGAAACGGGTGTCAAAAAATCGTATATTCTCGCTAATCGCAACGTCAGCGAGACCGAGCATATTCCACTCCGTACCGGCCTTTATAAGGACAAAAACGTGAGTGCCGAAGTGGAAATCAAAAATGATAAGTACGAAGAAATCCAATTGGAGCTCGACGAACTATTAAAGATGATAGACTGAAATTATGGAGGAGCAATTTCGAGAAATCATCAATATGCACTACGGGGATTTCCTTATTAAAAGGGATGGCCAAACTTCGTCAGATTGGAATTTGCTCGCTAGTGTCGTGAATCTCTGCAACGATGGTGATATGAATGGTATCAAACTTGCATTCGACCGCATTGACGGCCTCCTAGTGACACCAGTAAAGTTCGACGTACCGAAATTCTATGTGAGGTATCAAAACGCAACTGATAGGCTAGAGTTGCCTCCTGGCGAGAAAATGGAGGACCCGACGCTATCGAGTGCGATTATGAGCAAAGAGCAAGCCCAGGCCGAGCTTGAGCAAATGGGGCTGCGAAAAGTCCTGGACATCATGCGAAAGCTCGACAAAACGCTTCCCTACTCCGTTAAATTGGAAGTCGAGGAGCTTGAAAAACAACACAAAATGGGGCGAAACGTCGCTGGTATGGGCCAACTCGTGAAAACGATTATTGTTGCCGGTGTGCTGCGAATGGCCCAAAACGGCAACCCTCGTGCAATCGGTATGGTATTCGACCAAATCGAGGGTAAGCTCATGCACATTATTAAACTGCTCAACGGCGAGGATATGTACGTCGATAACGTCATCGATACGGTTGCACCGGCAAACGCAATCAAAGACGAAAATGGCGTCTGGGTGGCTGAGGACAAGAAAATGGAAATGATGTGGATTATGGGCTTTGCCAAGCAAAATAAGGGGATGGAAGGGCTGATTGATGAGGAATACCGAGACTAAGGAAGCCCGAAAAAAACGTCTGGCGAATCTCCAATATCAACGGCGCTATAGCTTCACCACGATTTGGACCCGTCGATATGCTGATATGAAGGCTCGCACAGATGGGCAACGCTCGAAGCGGTCAGCCAGCTCCGGCAAAGAATGCCTATCAAAGGAAGATTTTATCGAGTGGTGCAAGTCGCAACCGCACTTTACGATTTTCCTGGTCATCTATATGGATTGGGTCCGTAGCGATTTCAACCCGATGCTTTGCCCGAGCGTTGACCGAGCGTTGACCGGGTGGATAATGAGAGGGGATACACGGTTGATAATATGCAATGGGTAACGTTCGTTGAGAATATGGAAAAACACGATAAACCAATGGAGGGTATATGGGGAAACATTTGATTAAATACTACTGGTTCGAGCAAAGGTCGCCAGAGTGGTACGCAAAACGAGAGAAGTTATGGACCGGTTCGACAATTGTTGATTTGATGAACGGTAAAAAAGAGCCGAAGGCGTTCAGCGATTACGATAATCTTTATATGAAACGTGGCCGTATGCTTGAGCCGTTGGCTATCGAGGCATATATTGCCAACGAGGTGGGTGTGGGCAAAATGCGGTTCCCCGGGTTTGTCACCCATAGCGCATATCCAAACGCCGGTTATTCGCCGGACGGTATCGATGGAAATATCCTGCTTGAGGTAAAGTGCCTAAATGGCGAGAATCATGAAAAACTTGTGCGTGGAGAAGTGCCAACTCAATATATGGCACAAGTTCAATTAGGGCTAATGATTACCGGCCACAAATTCGCCAAACTTATTGCCTACAATCCCGATAGTCCAAATAGCCTAGCGATTATTCACATTAAACGAAATATGAAAATCCGTAATAATATCAAGCGACGGCTAACAGAGGTTGCACAGACTAGCAAAAGGTAGTATAATAATCATCAATAACCAGCTCCAACAAGATTGCGTCCTAGCTTTTCTCGGAGCTGGTTTTATATTACGGAAAACATCGCAATAAGGCGACCTTGAATTTCGGGCCAGTTTTCTGGGTAAACGAAGTACGCAAAGCCCTTTTTGGCCAATAAATCGATAGTGTACTGTTGAAGGGGCTGTTTTAAGGCGTTCTGAGAGGCTTTAATTTCCAAGACGATATAGTACCCATCTTTTAGGGCAATAACGTCAGGGCAACCGACCGGTACGCCCGGAATGGCGCTTGTCTTAATAACGTAACAGCCGTTGGCTTTGAGCCATGCAATAATTTTAGATTGTAGTCGTTGTTCGACAGCCATGACCCTATTATACAAAAAGTCCTCAAATGGTGAGGACTTTTTTTGTGAGACGCCGAAACATCGTGCTGCCGTGTTTTGGGGGATAATCCTCAAACACGAGCTTAAATTTTTCGAGCGTCGTTTTTTTCAGATGCTTACTCATAAGATACGCTGCTAAGTTCCACGCTTTCGGCTTTGCAAATCCCCTTGTTTTAGCACAGGCTACTGAACAAAGTGCGTGAATTAATTATACTACTTAAATTGCTTGCGCCTAAATTCGTGGCCCAAATGCCATTGCCCACAATTGAGGCACCTATAGGGGTGTAATTTTTCACGGCGACGATTTCCCACATGGGTCATGGGCCGATTATTGTATTCGGAAGCAAGGCGCATCGAAGCAAATGCGAGTTTGTTTCGGCAATCCTCTTTATTCTGGCGCTCATAATGCCGACGAATTTGACCCTTATTAATCATATTTACCCCCGTTAAATTGTACGGAAAACCCTCGCTTAATACGAGGGCATTATTCCGCTATACTGCCACCAACCGCTAGGCCACTGGATTTGTTGGTAGTGAGTTTGTGCCCTCACCGAACTTTTGACCAGCGGTAACGAGACCACTAGCTCCAAGCCCAAGTGCGAGACCTACAACCACACCAATGACCGGCAATGCCCATCCCGTCAGCCCACCGATAGCGGTACTGACGAGGATAATGACAACTGCTTTCCAGTTGCGTGCAAACGCTTGTTTTACGAGCTCAGTGCCGCCAATTGCAAAGAATGTTACCAATCCTGCTGCGATTCCATAGTTAGCTAAATCCACAATTTTTCTCCTTAAACTTCTGTTACTGTTGCGATATCGACCCAGAATTTCCAACCACCGTCAGAAATTTCAGCGAGCCATTCACCATTTGATTGACCCAAATTCAAGACTTCAAACGTGCCGGGAAGTTGGAAAAGACTGCCAACTTGAAGTACCTGGTCATTTGGATTTCCTGCACCACCGGCAACCTCAAGAACGGGTCCAGTAGGAATACCGTTATCGTTCCATGTGAAGCCCTTAGGGCAAAGTTCAGCACATTGAATTTGCCAGATTCCACCAACAAAAGCCAGCGCATCGACACGGTATGCTTTTGAAAATTGGAATTTTTCACCAATATGAAGAATCTGGTCTGGTACATTCGGTGCCGGAATTGGGTTTGGTGTATTACTGCCACTATTAACCTTAGCTGCGAGTTCCTGCAAACGAGGTTCAAGCGCCATTGGGCAAGCTGTAGCTGCATCTGAAACGTCTTTGTGCCCAAAGAGGTTTTGCCCCACAACGAGCGGTAGCAAATTGTGGCGTTGAGCAATGTCGTGAACGAGCTCAACGAGTGTATCAAATGTAGCATTATCAATCAGCCAATCTGGTCCACCGGTCATATTGACGTTTTCGATGTTGACGGCCTTCTGATTATGGCCCCAGTCTCCGGCACCCCATGCCGTATCTTCCTCTTGAACATATTGGTCTACGTTCTGGTTACGGCCAACACCATAGTGGGCCGATGCTGCACGGTTTGGGTTTTTGAAAGTAGCACCAATTCCATCAAAGTCGGTGGTTGCGGCATGGTGAACGACAATCTCGCCGATTTCAACTTCACGACCGGGCGTAAAGTTGTGTGAATCGGCTGGATTTTGACGAATAACGAAAGACATTATTTCTTCTCCCCTTTGCCCATTCCATCGAGTTCTGACTGGTCAATCTCTTGTGGTGTATCAGTTACGGGTGTTGCCATATGATTTCGCTCCTTATGCTTGTATAAATCAACTATAGCACTATGCGAAATTGTTGCCAACTAAGCCGTTCGTTTCCACATATAAACTGTAATGTACGGTTGTCGGTTTTCGTGTGAACCACCGCCACCCCAGTCTACACGAGGAGCCGCCATAGAGCTTGCACTACTAGTTGACCCAGGAGGGGCTTTATATGCGCCAACCCAGTTCGGTGTTTCACTACCACTACCATTAGTGCTGAATGTACGAATCAGTGACCCACCCTCATCGCCGTGATGAGATAGCGTCAGGCTGTGATTTGGTGTCTCTAACATACTAAGCGTATGGCGCTCTTCACCGCCCGTAGCCTCAACAGTCGTGTAATTTGTCGTGCCGTTATTCCCCATAGCGAGTGGTACACGCCCAGCGCCCCACGCTACCCAAGTACCACCATTTGCCGTTCCAGGATTAGCGCTGTCAACAGAGGTGTAGATAGCTCCCACCGGGTGAGCAAGTAGGAATACGGCAGCTTGAATTTTAGAGATAATATATTGTACTCGACGACCAGTGATAGCTCGCAAATCAGTTGCCGTACCGGCGTCAATTTCGGCTGTTGAAATCTCCGTAAGAGTAGCTGTTGCCACTTCGGTATCAAGGGTGTTTATCGCATCTGCAATCTCATTTGCCCATTCTGCTGTAGGTTTTAGGAGGACAATTTGGTCAATTTCATTACCAATATCAGAGTAACCAGGGGCGAAAGTTTCAATCGTAATAATCGAGCCGTCGAGGTGATAGCGGAAAACGGTCTTATTTGTGCCATCCACATTCTCCGATAAAGCAATACCGTTGTGTGGCCAGTTTAGGACCGTATCGACGATAAGTTGGGTCGAGCCTATACCACGAACAGTAGTGACGATAGCGGTTGCTGCTATGCCGTCACCGTTTGAAGCGTGGATGTAGTCTGTCATTTTACGACCTCTTTAATAGTTTATTGATTGGTTCCAGTAATGTATCAATAATACTCTTTTTTGGCTGCGTTGGGGCTGCTCGAGTATTGGTATTATTGGCTGGGCTATTTGTTGGTTTGGTGGGCGTGTTTGTGTTTGAATCAGATTTTGGGGGACTATTCGTCGCTCCCGTATTGTTATTCGTCAGCTCACAGGTGTTAATATCGCTAATCGATTTTTGCGAATGAGTGGTATCGGTGAAGAATTCGACAATACAGTCCATGTGCTTATTCAGCTCGTTAAACTGCTCGGTACGGGTGTCTGCATTTGATGCTAGTCGAGAGGTAAGTCCCTGTAATTGAATAAGAATTTTTTGGTCATTTTTCAATGTTTCGTTTTGCCGTTCCCCATTGACAGCCAGTAGGCCAAACATACCCAAAAACCCAAGTACGATAATAATAAGGCTGATGTTCGAGGCATTTGCTCGAATTCCGAGTGATAGATTCCTAAAGAATTTTCTCATAAATTTAACCCTCCAATCGGTGCATGAACTAACGTGGCAACGATAATAAGCCCAACAAGCACAATAAGCGCTAGTATGTAAAGTAATGATGGGCTGACGCCGAATTTTCGAGCAACCTTTTTATTCTTATCATCAGCTTTTTGCTTTTCGAGCTTAGTAACACGACCATTCGTATATTTGGCTTGGGTGAGTGCCTGGTTGGCAACGGACTTAATTTCAATAAGAGTGGTATCTTGGGCGTCCATGCGCTTAGATAGCTCCTCCGCATTGTGATTCATCAGGTCTAATAGTGGTTGTAAAAAATCTTTGTTTGCCATAAGCGTCTCCATTATGATAACCCAATAATACGAAAAAGTTGAGTGCTCGCATTTGGCGCTGGTAGGGTCTTAAATGTTTGTGTTCCAGTTGAGCTTGTATCACCGTTATTATTGTATGCAACTGCCATATATTCGTATGTCGTGCCGGGGGTTAAACCGCTAATAGAAAAATAATTATATCCAGCGACATCATTTTGTGCTGCCTGGGCAATCCATGTGCTATCGCCCTGTTTGCGGTATTGAGTGTACATTGCGGCTGAGGTACCGTGTCCGAAGTTTGAAATTTCGATACCTAAGCGTGCGCCAGTCGGCAAGATAGTATCAGCGGTAAGGCTGCTAATACCCGGTGCGAGTGGTGAGCGAGCTGGGTCAACGTGAACAACGGCATCACCATTGCCGTAGTAAACGTCCATATGCTCACCGAGCCCATAATCACTATAATTTCCGTTTGCATCACAATATACACGGCTATAGCCGGATGCGATACCAATGGTCCCTGGTGCGGCACTAACTGAGCCACTTGCATTCGGCGCTTGGCCATAGCGTGACCAGTCCCAAGTACCACTGACGGACGGGTGAGTATCTCGCCAACCATTCCACCAGTAAATATCAACATAACCAGCGGCGTCATTTCGAGCTGCTTCGTATGCCTCTACACGGGCATAGGCACTACCACCGCTCCAAGTTGCTAGGAATGTTTCAACAACAGCCATGTTGAACCTATAGTACCGCTACATATTTAGTAAGCGCCGCACTCCAAACAAAGGTGATAAAGTGGGTTTTTCCAGCGACAGTGGCCGTTGGTC